AGTATCTTTTTAACAAATAGTCTTTGACAGGAACATCACTTCCGTATGATTTGTATTCAACTAAATCCATACTTTCTACGCCTTTTTCAGCAAAGAAATCGGAAACAGCTTTAATCATCATATTTTTTGTCATATTTATTCTTCCTCAATTGGAGAACTTTCTGTTGGTCGTCCTCCCTCCTCTGGGTTAACTGATGAGCCTGCTAAATTTACAGGAACACGAGGCTTATCAAACCCTTCGATTGGATCTTTACCCATAGCTTCTCTTGCTTCATTTGCACTCATGATTCCTGTATTCACAAGTGTAGCATAATAAGCTGCTTGGTCTCTCAATTCTGGTTGTAATGCAGGTATTCCTGTTACATCTTCATTTAGAGAAAATCCAAAAAATCTTTCTAATGCATATCCTATTTTTCTTACTATAGGTAGTATAGTTTCTAAATAATATAGTCTATGATTTGGTCTTATGTTTGCATTATTACCACCATCTAAAAGTATTGGTGGTATTCCTAACGCTTCAAGTATAATTTTTTCATTTGCTTTTATTGAATCTTGAAAATCCAATTCTCTAAAATTAATTTGAGACATTGGTTCTACTTCAAGCCCTCCATCAAGTATTAAAGGTCTTCGACCTCCAGTATTTGGATTGTACCTCATACTCCATGCTTGTAACATTCTTTCTTTGATTTTCTCAGAAAGAGTGTTAGGAGATTTAAGTACCAATCCTGGAACTGCTCCATTTTTGAAAAAATTATCTTGAAACTTTCTCATACTTCCAAGAAGTTGCATTGTTCTAAATGCAGGCTTTAATCTTGGAACTCCACGATATATGGAGTTAAAACTATTTTCTTTAATATGTATAATTTCGTTAACACTATAATCAATACTATTATCAAAACTATACTTATCAACATATGTTTCATCGTCTGAATAAATTGTTACTTTTTCTGCTGGTAGATGATACAAATGTGCACCATCAAAGTATAAAAATATATTACCATCAATTAATAAGTCAATTATCAGATTTCTTTTAAATGTACTTATATCTTGAAAAGGATTAGGTTCCTTATTAAGTAATGTATCTACTTTTACCCTACGAATATTTTTTATAATATTATTAACACCTTGTCTTTGTTCCCCAACACTATAAGGTATTTCAGCAACATCATCTACTATCATGTTAACTGCTCTATTAACTACTTCTAAATCTTCGTACGCATTTTTATAATTAGTAACTATTTCACGCGAATCTATAGTCATACCCTCGTTTCTGGATATGACATATTGCGAAGGATTTAATTTTTCCTCCGTGTCTCGGTTTATTCCTAAAAATCTATCGTACCATGCCATGTTTTTCTCTTTGTTTCTCGACCCACCTTGCCTGTTTCTCTGCTGTGATTAGTTTGGGTCGCTTTCCGTATATTGAATGTAATCTCAAATGGTGCTGATGGCAGAGAGTAACTGTTTTATTATAAACTTTATCATGATTCTCGCCAATAAATTGTTCCCGAACATCTAGTATATCTTGTTCAGTCTCTATAGTTATGTTGTTATTACGTAGCCAAGTGTCTAGTAATTCGGTCAATCCGTAAAAATGGTGAAAATCGAGCTTATGTGTGCTTCCGCATATATAACACTCTTTTTCTTTCTTATACCCTGATTTAGCTTTATCTCTCACATATTTAACTAAATCTCTCTTAAATTTCATATCTTACTCTTAAATAGAATTATAACAAAAGTTTACACCAAAAGTCAAGAAGTATTTTTGACAGGTGTTTCTAAAACGAGGTGGCTGTGGTTTCAAATGTATATAGTGCATATCGTATTGCATCAGCCATATGCGATGCTCCATCATGTTTTGGTCTCTCTTTCATTAAATTAGGGTTTGGATCCCACTGATATTGGTCTAAACACATGATTGCCTCTCTACAGCTTTGATGTACAAATAAATCATCATTGTCAACAATTCCTGCTACATGACCAATTCCATCTAGTACTGATTTCTTAGCATTTACAGTAGTAATGTCATAGTTTTGTGCAAAATCAAATCTTGTTTGTTGTGCTGCAGAATCTATATAAATCCAATCAATGTTCCATTTATCTACTAACTTTCTTATCATTGCAGCATGTTGTTCTGTTGTTCTTTCTGCATCTAAGTACTCATCTAAAAGATAGTACTTTTTCTCGTCCCAATCATATGCTATAACACAAAATGCAGTAGGGTCTTTATAACCGACATCAAGCCCAGCAAATACGTCCATTTTACTAGTATCAAGTTGTGATAAATCTGCTAGTTGAGTTTCATGATTAAATGACCATATTTGTCCTTCGTACACATTAAAGTCTGCTAAATACTCTTGTGCAAATTCAGCTTCTGACATAGTCTTTCTAGCTTCTTTAATATCATCTTCTGATGTTCTTGGATTTTCATGCCAAGTTGCTTTTACACTAGACCATTCTGGAAATTCATCAGAAAATCCTCTGTACCAAAATTCTGCAAAATAATTATTTCTACCCCTTGGAGTAGATATAAAAATTGCTTTTGAGTTATCTTTATCGAGTGTAGGTCTTAGTGCTACATTGAATGCATCTCTGCCATCTACAAGTGCTGCCTCATCAAAGATGATTAAATCATAACTTCTACCAACTACAGAATCAACTTGATTAATCGATCCCATTCTTATAGTAGAATTATTACTGAGTTCAATAACTTTATCTTTTGCATTATCTCTTATCACTTCTAAATCAAAGTGTTTAATAAGATTTCTTTGTAAATCAAATGATATTTGTGATAGTGAATAATTTGGAGACATAAGTAGTACATGACTATTAGGTACTAAACATACCAGTTGTCCAATTATATTTGATATATAAGTTTTGCCTTGCCTACGAGAAATCGCAGCACATACGAAACGATATTTAGGATTATTGATTGCATTAATGATTGCATATTGTGAAGTGTTAGGAGTAATCCCTAATAAATCCATATATCCATCTATAGGAAGTTTAATGAATCTATCATCATTGAATTTCATGAGATAGCTAGTCTCTACATCTGCTCTGCTAGTCTCTATCAATGTAATGTCTCAGGTGTAAATGGGTTTTCTTCATCATCGAGTAATTGATTTTTCTCAACAATCTTAAGCAAATAAAGATATGCACTACATAATTTAGAATAATTAAGTTCTGCTCTCGTTAACGGAGTGCCTTTTAATTCTTTTTCAGTAAAGCTCATAAGTGCTTTTGTAACTTTTAATGTGGTTTCATCTAACCACACTCTTCTTGTGTCAACAGTTGGTATTGTCATCTTTTTTTCCTTCTTATTCCTTTAACATGCTTTTGAGATTTTGGAGGTCGTTTTGTACTTCCACCTTTACCTGCCCAAAAGACTTTATTTGCCCACCAAGCTGCTGAAGATCTTCCTTTAGCAATATTCTTACGATGTCTTGCTTTGAAACTTCTTCTAGCTTCTGGACTATAATTATGACCCATGCCTTGCGCTCCGAATCTAATTATCTTTACTTTTCCACCCACTCTTACAGCAACAACAGCTTTTTTGGTCGGGTGTTTTGGTGTTCTTTTTGGTTTATTTAAACCACGAAGTCCTACTCTTTTTAACCTAGCTTTCTCCGCTGCTGTAAGTGCCATTATCTTCTTCTACCAGGAAACCTTGGTCTTTTTGGATTCAATGTTTTTCCAAACCTTGGTCCAATAGCTTTTGCTGGTGTTGAGTATCTAAAAGCTTCAATGCTGTTTGGATTTTTAGTATTAACTAATGCTCCTGCTGCTGCATTTAAGTCTCTAGTAAGCCCTCTTTTTAGTTTATGTTTAGCTAACTTAGATGTACCATGTACACTAGGTCCGCTTAGAAATCCGCCTTGTCTAGCCATTTTTCTTTCTCCTTAGTGCCCTCTCGTAAACTGCGTGAGAGCTTCCTGGCATGTATCTCTTCGCTTTTCCTCTGCCATGAGAATGAATGCCTCTTAGTCCTAATCTTCTTGCTCTTTTCCGAGCTTTTGTAGAACTTTTAAATATATCTTTATTTTTAATATATCTTTTATGTTTTGTTTTATTGAGTGCCATTTTTAATATAATTTGTTATTCTTGTTTTATTGTGCACGGTATATGGCAACTTTAAAAGTTTCCTAATTTTTCTATTCTCTTCAAGTCTTTCTCTTGTTTTACCTGATAAATTAGTTAAGAGATGTTTAATGACATGAAGGTCTTTAATAATCTTCTGTCTGTCCATATACTCCTTTTTGAGTTATCTTCTTTTTCTTCTAGTAACTCTTTTCTTTTTGCCTCTTTTTACAAATGTAGACACATTTCTTGGTTTTCCTCCTGGATTACCTGCTTTTCTTTTACGTCTAACTGCGGAACGAATTTGAGCCTTAGTCATTCGTCTAGCTTTACTAGCTGGTACACACTTTGGATAACCTCCTTTGCCTTTCCCTCTAGCAGACTTTCTTCCACAAGGGGCGTAACCGCCACCTTTACGAGGTCTGGATATATCTACCCAACCTTCTTTGAACCATTTTGTAAGTCCACCACTATGTCCTGGCATTATTTTGATTTTTCTTCTGCTTCCATCATTTTGTCTTTGATGTCAACAGAGCCGTCCCAGTTCTTATCCTTTCCTGAAAGAATATTCCATAACTGAGAAAACTTTAATTTGATATAATCTATCATCTTCTTTTTACTCCCATTCTGAAGCGTCCGCCACGCTTTTTATATGTTCTAACTAACCACCCATTTGCATAAGCAGATGGATATACCTTAAATTTTCTCTTTGCTTCAGCTTTTACTCTCGCATAAAGAGTTGGATTTGTAGGTACTGGTCTTTTCTTAGCGGCCTTTCTTTTTCGTCCGCCTTTTCTTTTTCTGTGTCCTGGCATTATGCGCTTTCCTTAATCCTGCTTTCGCAGACTTGAAGATTGATGCGACAGTTTTCTTGCCCATCACTCTTGCTCGTTGTTCTCCTACAGTTAGTATCTGTATTTTTCTTGCGTATGATTTACGAACTCTTTTAACTTTTCGTACTGTTGCTCTCGCATCTTTTGCAGTAGCAAATTTGATTCTAACGGTATCTTTTGGATTCTCGTCAGTATATAATCTTCTGCCGCTACCT